TAACAGCCGCAGGGGCTGCGACAGCATCTGCTTCTGCTTCTGTCACAGCTACGGGTACACGTACTCGGGCAGGGGCTGCAACAGCTTCTGCTTCTGCTTCTGTTACAGCTACGGGTACACGTACTCAAACAGGTGCCGCAGCAGCGTCCGGTTCTGCTTCAGTAACAGCTACGGGTACACGTACTCGAACAGGGGCAGCATCTGCTAGTGGTGCCGGTTCTGTATCTGCGGTAGGAAACCTGATAGTCGCAGGGGCCGCAACAGCTTCAGCTTCTGCTTCTGTCACTGCTTCAGGTACACGCTCTCGGGCAGGGGCTGCTAGCGCCGATGGTTCTGCTTCCGTATCTGCAAACGGAACACTTACTGCATCAGGGGCTGCGAGTGCTAGCGGCACTGGGTCCGTATCTGCAGCAGGAACACTAACAGCCGCAGGGGCTGCGACAGCATCTGGCTCCGCTATTGCGACTGCTTCAATCAGTGGTATTATCTCACAGGAATCAGGAAGTGCTAGCGGTACGGCCTCTGTTTCTGCAAACGGAACACTCACTGCAAAGGGAGTCGCTACTGCAGATGGTGCAGGTTCCATATCCGCAACCGGAACCCTCACAGCAAAAGGCCAAATCAGTGCCGCTGGTACGGCCTCTATATCTGCAGCCGGAACCCTCACAGCAAAAGGTGAAATTAGTGCCGCTGGTGCAGCCTCTGTATCTGCAACAGCAAAAGCTAACAAGGCAGGGGCGGCTAGCGTTAATGGTTCTGCCTCTGTCTCCGCATCAGGAACGCTAACAGCTACAGGTGCAGCTAGTGCTAGCGGTTCCGGCTCTGTATCTGCAGTCGGAAACCTTACTGCTAAAGGAGTGGCTAGTGCTGCAGCCACAGCTTCTGCTTCTGCAGGGGGAACACTCACTGCAGAGAGCGGTGGAAATGCGAACGGCTTTGGGTCTGCTTCCTCTGCCGTAACCCGTATCGCCAGAAGTACAGCTAGTGTCAGTGGCACAGCCTCTGTATCTGCAACAGGGCAGCGCAGTAGGGCAGGGGCAGCTAGTGTCAGTGGCTCTGCCACAGTATCTGCAGCAGGAACGTTAACGGCGGCAGGCGCAGCTAGTGCTAGTGGCGCAGGATCAGTTTCTGCAGCAGGAAACCTTACCGCAAGCGGAACGGCTACTGCCGCAGGTGTAGGTTCCGTATCTGCAACAGGACAGCGCAGTCAACCAGCGACAGGCAGTGTCGAGGGTGCAGCTTCTGTATCTGCAGTCGGAACCCTTACCGCCAGAGGGGCCGCTAGTGCTTCCGGTGCAGGCGCTACTTCCGCAGCAGGAACAAGAATCCAACCGGGAGCAGGCACCGCTATCGGTGCAGCCAGTGCTTCTGCGACAGGTGGATTCAATTTTGCCGGAGCGGGTTCAGCTACAGGAGCGGCATCTGTAACAGCAGCAGGAAATCTGCTTGCGAACGTATCTGCAACAAGTTCTGCCACATCGTCAGCCAGTTCTTCCGGTACTTTAACTGGAAAGGGCGCGTCAAGTGTATCAGGTGCGGCAACAACATCCGGCACCGGCACGCTCACGGCTAAAGGCGTCGGGGCTGTATCTGGTGCAGCAACAGTTGTTGCGGTCGGATTTCTTTCTTTCCGCTTCAATCCGGCTCTTTATGATCGAGGCCGTGCCGTCTCTGTTGGTCAAGAGCCTGCACGAAAAGTAAAAGTCAATGAGCCGTCTGATCGTATAGTGTACATTCTTCAAGATACACAGCGCACCGCGTTCGTCGGTAAAGAAAAGGTAAGGGTGATATCTGTAGCCCAGCCGCAAAAAAGATTAGCAAAGGTAGCATAACATGTCATTACGTTGGCCTGATAAAGACCCGGACGAACAGCTTGATTATACTGTAGACTGGTCTCGATATCTCGATCTCGACGGTGTAACTATCGCCTCTGTCGCATGGCGCTTTATACAGGCCAATGGCACAGAATCTAGTAATCTGTCTGCTTCCGACACATTCAACGGTATCACTGTAAACAGTATTTCGAACACAACTACGACTGCAACCATCGTGCTGTCGGGTGGAACCGCAAACATAGACAACAAACTTGTCTGCGAAATCACAACAAGTGCATCGTCTAAAACAAGTGCTGCTATCGTTACGAAACGAGTGATTAACTTGCGAGTGAGGGAGCGTAGCTGATGCCGTACAATTATCTCGATATAGTCAACGAGGTTGGTAGACGCCTAAACGAGGTAGAACTGACAACTACCAATTTTGCTACTGCAAAAGGATTTCATGCCACCATAAAAGATGCAGTGAACTCTGCTATTCATGATATCAATCAGTACTATCTTTACTGGCCTTACAACCACAATTCGGACGAAGTCACACTGGTTCCCGGAGAAACACGCTACTCATTCGCAGACGAAGCTAAGTACGTAGACTTTGATACGTTTCGGGTGAAGCGAGATACAACCCTCAACTTAGGCAGGGCACGTAAGCTGCGTAAGATTACATACGTAGAGTACGTTGATCGTTACATAGATCAAGAAGACGAGACAGATACCTCGAAGGGTGGTGTGCCCGAATTCGTATTCCGGTCACAGGACGGCTACTTTGGTATCATACCTATGCCTGACAAAGCATATACCGTCGAGTACGAATACTTTTTACATCCTGTGAATTTATCCCTGCATGATGATGTGCCTATGATACCGGAGCCGTACAAGCATGTGATTGTGGACGGTGCCATGTATTACTCTTACATGTTCCGTGACAATATAGAGATGGCTTCGATATCAAAAAACAAGTTCGATGAGGGCATGAAGAACATGCGTAAGATACTTGTAAATGAAAACTATTACGTGAGAGCGACCTAAATATGCCGGATCGTTGGCAGACATACGGGGTAGAATTTCGCGGCGGTTTGATTTCTAACCTTAGTCCTTTACAGCACGGGACAGCCGCTCCCGGATCAGCCCGTGTTATGAATAACTTTGAACCATCTACGGAAGGTGGTTACCGCCGTATTGAAGGTTTTACAAAGTATAACACGAACACAGTTACGGGGCAGGGTAATATTCTCGGCGTTGTACTTTATAAAGACACGGCCATCGTAGCCCGTGATCAAAGTAGCAGTGACCCTAAACTGTTCAGTGGGGGTAGTGGTTCTGGTGCGTGGACTGACTTATCAACCTCTCACACTCTTAGCGCCAATACAGCACGAGTTCGTTTTGCAAAATATAATTTTGATGGAAATGATAAGCTCTTTATCGTTGATGGCATAGGGTATCCTCTGATACTCACAAGCACGATTGCTACTGGACTTAGTAAGTTGGCAACTCCCGCTGATCTACAGGGAGCAAGTCATGCAGTAGCATTTAAAAATCATATGTTTGTCGCCAATGGTGAGAATGTCATTTTCTCGGCTCCGTTTGAAGATGACGACTTTACAGCAGCTTCTGGCGGTGGTATAATCAACGTAGGTACAACTATAACTGATCTCATTGTTTTCCGCGAACAACTTATTGTTTTTGGACAAGACAAGATTATTCGCATCGTTGGAAACAGTGTCGCTGATTTTCAGATGCAGCCTATAGCGGACGATGTAGGTTGTGTAGAATCAGACACAGCGCAGGAAATATCTGGAGACATTATATTCTTAGGGCCGGATGGTTTACGTACGGTCGCAGCAACAGAACGCAATCAAGACTTTGAACTGGCATCCATATCTAAGCCTATTCAGAAACAAGTCGTTCAGCTAACATCCCAGAATAGTTCTTTTGCATCTATAGTTATTCGTGAAAAGTCCCAGTATCGACTCTTCGGGTTTACAGGATCAGCTTCGGCAGGCACATCAAAAGGCATTATTGGGACGCAGGTTCAGGGTCAACAGGGTATCGGAATAAACTGGGCTGAAACAACAGGAATAAAGGCATTCGTTGCAGACTCAACGTACAGCGGAACTAGCGAAACTATCCTCTTCGCACACACAGACGGCTACGTATACAAGATGGAGTCCGGTAACAGCTTTGATGGTGGAAACATCGTCGCTAGTTTTTCTACTCCGTACTTTCCTATAAGTGACGCTCGTTTTCGTAAGAGTGTGTACAAGACTACTGTTTATACTGATCCGCAAGGCACTATCAATCTCTCTCTAAACTTAAAATACGATTTGAGTGAGACGGGGGTTATTGAGCCTGACACAATAACACTAGAGAACACGTCAACTGCAGGGGGTGTGTTTATCTTTGGTGAACCTAATGTTCAGTTTGCAGATGGTGCTAAAATAAATAACGGCGGAGGATATTCGACTGGAGTGTCAAGTATGGTTGTGGATTTGATGTCTTTGGACAGTTCGTCTTCTCCCACTCTAGCTTCGGGAGATACGTTTCAAATTCTAACTAGCAGCAGCAGTTCTGCAAACTTTAAAAAAACGTACACGTTATCAAGCACTCCTTCAATAACAGGAGACGCATCAGCGGGTCCGTCTACTGCGACAACAACTCTGGCATTTACTCCTACACTAGCGGCTAATGTGGCCGACAATGACGACATTATATTTACTAGTGTGGGCGGCGTCAATAATACCGCAGTGTTTAGCGGAGAAACTTTGAAATCTATTTTTGACAATCAAGCACAGGGGTCTGGATTCACTGTGTCACTTCAGTTTTCTAGTGATGACACTAACCCTCCTTACTCACTCGATGCGGCAGTTCTTGAATACGGCCAGTACGGCAGAAGGTAAACATTATGGCAGGTTACACAAGGAACGATTCAGCAGGTAACATTGCAGACGGTAACGTCATTAGTGCCGCTCCCCTCGACGGAGAGTTTGACGCTATTCAGGATGCGTTTGCTCTTTCGACTGGTCACACACACGACGGGTCAACAACAGGAGATGGCGGTCCTGTAAGCAAACTCGGCCCGTCTCAACAACTCGAACAGACTGCAAGCACCCTTACAACCACCACGGACATAACTGTTGCGACGGACAAGTTCATTCAGTTCCGAGACAGTGGCCTGAAGATTCTGTCTAGTGCAGACGGTAAGTTAGACATCGACGCAGACACAGAGCTAGAAATAGTTGCACCGACTGTTGACATCGATGCCTCGACAGCCGTGACTATTGATACCACCACGCTAACCATAACGGGTGCTGCCAACATAGATGATCTTAATTTTGATGGGGGTACGATTAGCTCTACCAATTCAAACGGCAATATTACGCTGTCTCCGCAGGGGTCCGGAACAGTTGTAATTGATACTGATCTCGACGTTGACAACATCAACATCAACGGTAACTCAATTACCTCTACAAACAGCAACGGCAACATAGGTATAGTGCCGAATGGTGATGGCAAGGTAAATATAGACGGCGATGGATCGTCTGGTGGCGTCAGCGTGTCGGACGGCTTAGTTGACATTCGCACCGGGACGGGTTCGCGTTCGCAAGTTAAGTTCTACTGCGAGTCGAGCAACGCACACGCCCAAACTGTGCAGCCACAGCCGCACTCTGCAGGCGTCACAAACACCTTGACCTTACCTGCCGGAAGTGATCAAGAGATTGTAGGTACGAGTGCTACCCAAACTCTTACCAGCAAGACACTAACTTCCGCTGTTTTAAATGACACGATAAGCGGCACGTCTATTAAAGACGAAGACGACATGTCTTCTAATAGCGCGAATCATCTCGCGACACAGCAGTCAATTAAAGCGTACGTTGATTCAACGACTGGTGCAATTAGCACTAGTTTGTTAAGTGACAGTAACCCGCAACTCGGCGCAAATTTAGATACGAACAGTCACAATATTCTTATTGATACCGCGCATTTTATTGGCGATGAAAACGGTAATG